ACTGCTCAATGTAGCGTTTCACAATGACATCACAGTATTTCTCGTCAAGCTCAATGGTGTGGCAGATTCGCTCCGTCTGATCACAGGCGATAAGCGTTGAACCGCTCCCGCCGAATGGGTCGAGGACAATGCAATTAGACAAGCTGGAATTCATAATAGGGTAGGCAAGTAAAGCAACAGGCTTCATCGTTGGGTGGTCACCATTTTTCCTTGGTTTCTCAAATTCCCAGATGGTGGTCTGTTTGCGATCGGTGTACCAGTTATGCTTGCCTTTTTTCTTCCAGCCAAACAGAACAGGCTCGTGCTGCCACTGATATGGCGAACGGCCTAACACTAAAGACTGCTTTTTCCATATGCAAGTACCGGAGAGGTAGAAGCCAGCATCTGAAAACGCCTTTCTGAAATTCAGACCCTCTGTATCTGCATGGAATACATAGATGGAAGCATCCTGGGACATTGCCGTTTCTGTATTTGTAAACGCTGCAAACAGGAAATCATAGAATGCTCCATTTTCCATGTTGTCGTTTTTGATTTTGCCAGCCGAACCTTCATAATTGACATTGTAGGGCGGGTCAGTCACCACGAGGTTTGCTTGTTTTCCGTCCATCAAAGTATTAAAGGTATCCACTTTGGTGGAATCGCCACAGACCAGACGATGCTGACCGAGCTTCCACACGTCACCGAGTTTGCTGACAGCGGGCTTTTGGAGTTCTGCATCCACATCGAAATCATCATCGTGAACGCCATCCTTAAGTGAATCCTTAAACAAATCATCAAGCTCCGCAGGTTCAAAGCCAGTTAGAGATACATCAAAGTTCGCACCCTGTAAATCTGTAATGAGCAGGGCCAGTTTGTCTTTGTCCCACTCACCACTGATTTTGTTGAGCGCAATGTTGAGAGCTTTTTCTTTGTCCTCGTCAACCTCAATAACGACACATTCGACCTCGGTGATTCCCATATCAAGAAGTACCTTCAAGCGTTGATGGCCGCCAACCACTCGGCCTGTTGTCTTATTCCAGATAACAGGTTCAACATAGCCAAACTGCTCGATAGAACGCTTTAGCTTTTCGTATTCAGCGTCACCTGGCTTGAGGTTTTTACGTGGATTATACTCGGCGGGGATGAGCTGTTCAGTTTTCAGTTTTTCTATCTGCATATTGTTCCGCCGCCTTTCTCAGTTCTGTGTACATGTTGACGTCCTCCCAAGGAAACAGGCAGGAGTTGAAATGTCCATAAACAGCCGTGTCGGAGTAGATCACGCTGCGCAGACGCAGCTTTTCAATGATGGCTGCCGGACGTAGATTAAAAGCGCTCTGCACGATCTCCGCAAGCTGCTCATCGGTCAAGGTGCTGGTGCCGAAGGACTTTACACCTACTGCCACTGGGTTTGCTTTGCCGATTGCATAAGAAAGAGCGACCTCGCACTCATGTGCAAGCCCGCTCCCAACGATATTCTTTGCAATGTACCTGGCCATGTAAGCGCCGCTTCGGTCAACCTTGGTCGGGTCTTTACCACAGAGTGCGCCGCCGCCATGCGAAGCCAGGCCGCCATAGGTGTCCACCATGATTTTTCTGCCGGTAAGCCCGGTGTCAGCAGCAGGACCACCTTCGACAAATCGACCAGAGGGATTGATGAGAATTTCGGTATCATCATCGAAAGGAAAACTCTCAAAGCACTGCCATAGCACATTGTTAAGAATATCGCAACGGAGTTGCTTTTGTGTTTTGTTCTTATCGTGTTGAACTGAAACTACAATGGTTTTTATGCGCTTGGGTTTACCATCCTCATATTCCACTGTGACCTGTGCTTTGCCATCAGGATGAATGCCTTTGATAAGTTTTCCTTTTCTGCAATCGTCAATGCGTTTCACAATACGATGTGATAATAAAAGAGGGAGTGGTAGCTTCTCACGGGTTTCATCGGTTGCGTAGCCGTACATTGTGCCTTGGTCACCAGCACCGATAGAACCATATGGATCACATTTGCCATTTCGCACTTCAAGGGCTGTATCAACTCCGGCCGCGATGTCCTTGCTCTGATGGTGGACGAACACAAACACTATGAATTTCCATGGATTGTATCCAGCCTTGCGAAGTACATATCTTACGATGAAGCGGATGTCCACTTTTTCGCTGCAGGTGATTTCGCCCGCCACGATGATTTTTCCTTTGGTCGCCATAACTTCACAGGCAACTCGGGAGGCTTTGTCCTTGCGAAGGCAAGAATCCAAAATGCTGTCGGCGATGAGGTCACACAGTTTGTCGGGATGCCCAGCGCACACACTTTCTGCTGTTTTATAAGTTTTCATATATCATTTTCCTTTCCGAGCGGAGAGTAACCGCTCCATCACATCGTCCTGCGGATTTGCACCGCTGTATTCTCCCGTACAGTTTTCTTTGACTATCTGAAAAATCTCCAACCACAGACGGTTGGTCTGGTTCATATAGTTCTGGCCCATCGCCACATACGGGCTTTGGATTGCATTACCTGTGGTAGGGTGCTTTGCCAAAAAACCATATTCGGTAACTGCTTCTTCACACTGAATCCATCGGGCCACGCTCATGGCATAGCGTTCCAGAAGCTGTGGAGATACGAGAGCAGAACATCCACGCTCATTCAGCCATTTCCATGTGGATTTGTAGATTTCACTTGCAACCAGCGTCTTACCATCCTTCTGGACAGCTTCGAGCATTTTAGATGGTTCGGGCATTACCTGACCTTTCAGATCTGCAGTATCAGAAAACTCCATAACTGTAAGCTTTCTGCCGCCGAGATTGCCCTCGGCGATTTTGTCGGCTAATGGTTTCTTTTTTGCACCTGCACCGACACGAGCGCCGCCACGACCAGTACCGTCCTTTGCCAAATTCATCACCTCACTTTAAGAAGGGGGCTATTACCTTGTTTGAAACCGCGTTTTTTAACACGAAGCCCCATGCCGCTGTCCGAAAAAATTAGTTTTAGAGATTTGATTACCCCCACCGGTCACCACTCTCAACAGTGATGCGAGAATGACAAGGCTTACAAAGAGCCATGAGGTTGTGCTGTTCATTGCCGCCGCCTTTAGAGAGAGGCAGGATGTGGTGAACCTCTTCGGAAGGTGTAAGCAAGCCGAGCTTCTCACACTGCTCGCAGAGTGGGTGCGCCTTGATGTAACGATCACGAATGCGCTTCCAAGCTCTGCCATAACGTTTGTTGGAAGCAGGATCGCGTTCATGTTGGTTGTAATGTTTGTCTGCTGCTTTCTGATGCTCTGCACAGTATTGCTCGCGTTCAGCAAGCCGACCGCAGCCGGGGTAGGCGCAGGGACGTTTGGGTTTGTATGGCATGGGTTCACCTCCTCGTGCAATAGAAAAGCCCTCACAAATTTCTCCGTGAAGGCTCTCTACAGTTTTTCATACTATTAGTTTATCAGGAGCAAAATCCAAAGTCGTCCACGATATTACTCATTACTTGCCGTAGAGCAGCAGTGCTAAGTGCTGCAGCGCACGGTTCTTTTTGTTATAGGCTGAGGAACGCTCGATGTTAAAGTGATCGCAGATGTTGTAAACAGCATCGATTTGCTTTTCATCATCGCAGATATAAAACTCCGATAGAACGTAGCGTTCATCTTCCGTCAGCGCTAACCATGCAGGCTTGAACCATTCCATGTATTCCATTGCCTGTCTGTAACGTTCCTTGCAGACATCAATCTCATCGATGCCGGAGAGAATACGATCTTCACCAGCTTTTGGATTGTGGGTCTTTGGCATCCCATCAAAGACAGGACTGCGGGCGCTGCATATTTTGTCATGGATGTTGGAGATTTCCTCATCTGTATGATCGATGATGTGCTGCATACTGCTGTAATCTTTGAGTGCGTTGATTGCCGCCGCTTTTTTATCTAAATACTGCCATACAATGTTCATTTAGACACCCTCCTTTATGAGATTCGCTTTTACCGCATCGATGAGAGCGGTTTGCGTTTTTTCTTTCTGGCTTAAGGCCTTCATGATGTTTTCATCAATCGTGCCAGCAGCAATGATATGGTGGATTACCACGGTTTCCGCTGTTTGACACTGTCTCCAGAGTCGGGCGTTGGTCTGCTGGTACAATTCCAGTGACCATGTCAGCCCAAACCAGATCAGGGTGGAGCCGCCACTTTGAAGATTCAAGCCATGACCTGCAGAAGCCGGGTGGATGACGGCTACAGGAATGTGGCCTTTATTCCAGTCAATAATGTCATTTGATGTTTTGATTTCACGAACCGAGAAGCGTTTTTTGATTCGCTCTAAATCGTGCCTAAACCAGTAGGCTACCAGAACAGGCTTGCCATTAGCACCTTCGATTAAATCCTCCAGTGCATCCAGCTTGCGGTCGTGAATTGGAATGAAATGTTTGTCATCACTATAAACAGCACCGTTTGCCATCTGACAGAGCTTACCGGAGAGAGTAGCGGCATTTCCTGCATCGATGTTTTTACCATTAAGGGAAACCACCAGTTCTGATCTTAAAGTATCGTATATTTTCTGCTCTTTGTCGGAGAGGCTGACCTTGACTTCGTTTATCACATATTCAGGCATCTGCAGGTAGTCGGTACTTTTCATAGAAATGGTGATATCTGAAATACGGCGATAGATTTCTTCCTCCGCACCATCATTGGGTTTGTAGCTGAAGATAACTTGCTGATTGCGCTTGTCTGCCATAAAGAACTCGTCCCGATAGTGGGTGATGAATCGACCAAGGCGTTTGCCCATATCAAGGATTCTGAATTCTGCCCATAAATCCATCAGGCCGTTAGATGAGGGTGTACCTGTCAAGCCAACGATGCGTTTTACCGTAGGCCGGACAGACATAAGGCTCCTGAAGCGCTTTGCCTGATAGGATTTAAAAGAGGATAGCTCATCGATGATCACCATGTCATAATCGAATGGTATGCCGCTATCTTTGATGAGCCACTGGACGTTTTCTCGATTTATAATGTACACGTTGGCGTTTTGAAGCAATGCCGCTTTGCGTTCGGTCTCTGTACCGACTGCCACCGAGTAAGTCAGCCCATGCAGGTGTTCCCATTTTTCAATTTCATCAGGCCATGTATCTCGTGCTACTCGAAGTGGTGCAATGACCAGCACCTTTGATATTTCAAACCGGTTCAGGCACAACTCATAAATGGCGGTCAGTGTAATCACGCTTTTTCCAAGTCCCATATCCAGAAGAATAGCAGCAATAGGATGCTCCAGTATGAAGTTAGTGGCATAGACTTGATATTCATGTGGCTTGTATTGCATCCAAAATCCCTCCAATTTGTTCAATGCTGTCGATGTAGTATACCGAAAAGCCAAGTTGTTCTAACTGTCTTTTTCTAAGTACCTGCAGCGGTTTCAAGGTTTTACCGGGAGCTTTCAACTCAATGAAAGCAATATGTCCACCGGGTAGGAGTACCAGTCTGTCTGGCACACCATCAAAACCGGGTGATGTAAATTTCAGGGCAAGACCGCCAATGGTTTTGACAGCCTGCCGTAGTTTGTTTTCAATTTGTTTTTCTCTCATAAACCCTCCATGTTTCCAATTGCCGTTTCCAAAGGGTCAAAAACTCTTACGCGTGTATACAGGTGTTTCCTATCCTTATTACTTATTTTTCAATGCTTATTAAAGAAAAATGAGAAACATCAGAAACATAGCAGCGTTTTTGCCTACCGCTGTGGGAATTTGGGCAGTTGCCGATATCTGTTGCCGTAGGGTATTTCGGAAACGTTTGGAAACAGATTTTGTGTTGTCATTGTTTCTCATGGGAAACACGAATATATGCTTTTTGGACCCCGTAACCGGGAATGCGCAGCTTGCCGGATGCATTGCTGGAATAACGCTGCCAACCGCCCAGCTTATAGAGAATGCCCTCGATTTCGTAGGAGTCACTTTTCTTTATGGACTCGCGGGGCTTACCGAAGCATTCACACCAGATTTCCATTGCGCAGACGCGGTCACGTTTGACAGTGCCGGTTTCAGCGGATTTTCCAAAATCGCTACCACCGCTTAAAAAGTTACGGCGTTCATAGAGGTCCATGTCTGACCAGCCATCTGGCAGCAGCGTTTCCAGGTATTCCTCGACCAGACCTTCACGGTCGTCAGTCTCCATGGCTTCCCGCTGCATCGCATAAGCTGCAGCAGCAATATCCTCTTTTAGATACAGTTCTTCGCCCTTGTTGTAATACTCAATGGCTTCGGCCCATATTTGATCAACCGCTTTCAGTTCCCACGGGTGATATTTTCCTTTGCCAGTTACACGAACAGGCCAGAAGCGGCGGTTACCTGTGATATCACGCAGAAAGCCACCATCGCTGTTGGTGGTGCCGACGATGATGCAGGAGCGAGGATGACTTTCTACAGATACACCATAGGCTTGCCTGAATTTATCATCAGTACGGGTGATGAAGGATTTCACGATTTCCACATCAACTTTTTTCATACCGTTCAGCTCGCTGATTTCCAGAATCCAATAGCCCTGCAGTTTTTCCGGTGCGGTCTTATCCTTCATGTCACCAATAGAGAGGGAGTCCGAAAACCATTGCCTACCAAGGATAGAAAACAACGTGGATTTCCCCATGCCTTGTTCACCGTTCAAGACCAAAATGGAGTCGAACTTGGTGCCCGGACGGTAAACTCGGGAAATAGCTGCGACCAGCGTTTTTTTGGTAACAGCTCGCACATAGGGCGTATCTTCGGCACCAAGATAATCAATCAGCAAGGTGTCAATGCGGTCAATGCCGTCCCAATGAAGTGCGGAAAGGTAGTCTTTTAAAGGATGGTAAAGGCGCTCTGCAGAGGTAACTGCCAGTAGTGCATCCTTGAATTTGGTCGGTGACCAGATGCCATAACTGCGCTCAAAGTACATCTTTGCGCAGGCAAGGTCGGTATCGCTCCAACCGGGTTTTACTTGTTTCCACGGAAGATCACCAATCACATCGAGCATGCTTTTAAACTGGTTATATACGATGCTTTGCAGATTGCTGTCATGTCGAAGGATAATGCAGATGTTGGTCAGCGTATCTATGATTTTTCCGGTCTTGTCTACTTCAAGCTGCGTTTCCCAGTTATCTTCAGTAAAATCCTCCTCAGCTTGGGCTTTTCGTTCCTCGGAAAAGACTACTTTGACACGATCATCCTTTAATGCAAAATCGGACATTGCTTTGTAGGATGGCAGTTTTATAACAGGTGTTTCATCAGGGATCTTGTCATCCAAATCACGAAATTTATGCAGGCGGACGATGTCAAATGCATTGAGGAGCCTGCCGCAGATTGGGTCAGTGGCGTGATGGGAATAGGCGAACTTATCCTCGTAAATAACCACACCAGCAGCGGAGTCGGCAGGGATGTAATCAAACCTGTCTGTCATTGAAGAGGGCGCATATACTTCGGGAAGAAATGCTTCGATTGCTTCCGAAATAGTATAGGCTCGGCAGAAGGCTCCAATAATGCCCGGTTTGGTAAGCGGGTCCGCTTGTTCGGCAATACTTCTATGTACCGCTTCCGACTGACGGGAAGAGACCGGCCATGTGGATTCATCCCGCCAATCGTCATAACGGGAGAGGTATACATCCGGATCAAGATCACAGCCATCTTTCTTCTGAAACCAGAACTCGCCGTTCATAGAAGTGGAAGGCCAGTACATCAATCGGTGTGCTTCATAGGTGGTATCATCGAATAAGTTGATGCCGATATCCTTTGCCACTATACGGGCAACAGCTGGATATTCTGTTTCATTGATTTCGCGGGAAAGTGGAATGGCAATACGGATACGAGGGTTTTCAGGTGTGTGCTTGTGGGTGGAGTAGGCGCAGCATTTGAACCCAAAGTTCAGGATAATCTCCTCCCAAACACCCGGAGTGCCATGGTCCATATCCAGCAGAATCATAGAACGACAAAGCACAAAGCCTTTTTTGCGGCGACCTTCTTTAAGATGGCCTCCAACAAAGCCACCGATATCTTTGATGTCATCTTGCTGGCCTTTTTTCAGTTTGCGATATTCCTCAACAGTTTCAGTGGTGCGGACGGTAGCGCTAACACGGGTGCAGAAGTCCTCCCATGAAATTTCATTGTTTTTCCAATGCTTGTCCATGCGGCTGTTGCCATAGGAAATTTTCATAACCGCTCTACCTCCAGTAATTCATTAGTGAAGTATCTGATGGGCTGACCTTTTCGTTTTGCCTTTTCTATTTCCATAGCCATGCCTCTGGAGAGGGTATCGCCGAAAACCCACACTTCAGTGCATTTACTCATCAGCACAATGTCCATAAACATGGCCAACTTACGTTCGTGGGGATTTTCATCATTCAAAAACTGTGGGAAGAAAAGATGTGGTGCTAAAGGAATATAGTTTTTATCAATGGCAAATCGACAGAATTTGCGTGCGTTCTTTACGTTGACATCAACGTTCCCGGAGTACGGTGAGCAGATGTATATTAGTGGCTT